TAGCAAAAAGATACTTAATCGCTTCTAATCAGAAGAATTATAAAAAGAGACTTGAATTACTCTCCCTTGACAATTTAAATATTGAACAGGAGGATGGTGAGTTTGTTCACGGAGATGTTTTAGATACTAACGGTATCCAGACAGATTCAAAAGTATATCACCCGATAGATGAAGTTTCTGAGTTTCTAGATATCTATGTTAAGTACTGTACAGATAATATCTACGAACTATTCCCAAGAGATGAGGAAGCTCAAATTGCTGATGCTATTTTAGAACTCTTTAGGAAGAGAGAACATATTACAATCTTTAACAAGAAAGCTCTGTACATTTACATCAGAGAGATTATCGATGTTAAAACACCAAGAATCACTAAAGTAGCTAACGAATTAGGGGATCTATATAAGAAACAGTATGCATTCTATATAGAGAACGGTTACGCAGACTTCTAAACTGTACTACTTTCTATTTATAAAAAATAGATTACTTATGAGTTTAGATAAATTAATATTCAAAAATAAGAAATTCGCAGACCTTCTAGAAGAGATTTACGACAATCAGAAGAGGAAAGAAAAGCAGATTTCTACTCTTATCTCTGAACTACGTCCATTAATTGAAGATACTGGAGATGCAACTTTGATCGTACCACTTATTAAAGAGTACTTAGAGATCGGAGTTAAGAATGATGACCAGCTTGTAAAAGTTGCAACAATCATTCAACGTATATTCCAGAACCAAGATTCAGCTACTGATTCATTTGGTATTACAGATGAAGAGAGGGAGCAGTTGTTAAAAGAGATCAACAACATAAAAGAAGATAAATAATGGACTTTAAAGTTGCGATAGTTAAAGATATCGTCCTAGATGATACTAGTAAATATTTTACTAACGTAGGCGAGTACAACGGTATTGGATCAATATACTTTCAAATAGTTAAGGGTAATTATAAATCAAGAGGATTTGCAAAACCTTACTTCCCTAATATCTCAAACTATCCACTACTAGAGGAATTAGTATATATCTTCTCTCTTCCATCTCCAGACATACAAGAAAATAACTTTAAAGAAGTCTTTTATTATATTACACCGTTAAATATCTGGAATAGCAATCACCATAACGGTATCCCAAATATCTTTGAAAATAAAGATATACCAGAATCACAGCAAAGAGATTATAAACAAACAGAAGCAGGATCAGTACGGAGGGTTGAGGATCGCAGTAGTGATATTAAACTAGGTAATACATTTGAAGAAAGATCAAATATAAAACCTCTCCGAAAATTTGAAGGTGATTTTGTATTAGAAGGACGGTTAGGTAATTCGATTAGATTTGGTTCAACCATTATATTAAACAATAAACCATTAACCACCTGGTCGACAGGAAGTAGTGCAGGAGACCCTATCTTACTAATAAGAAACGGTCAAGGAGATAAAGGCAGTGTAGGGTATATTCCAACAATAGATGATATTAATCTAGACCCTTCATCAATCTATTTAACATCAACTCAAAAAATACCAATCACTGTCGCAAGCAGTAATTATTTCTCCTATAAAGAAAACCCTCCTGCTGATCCGGATACGTATAACGGTAAGCAAGTTATAATCAACTCAGGGAGGTTAATCTTCAATACAACAGAGGATCACTTATTACTAACCTCAACAAAGAGTATTAGTCTGAGCTCTTTATCTAATATAAACATAGATGCATCTGAGGTTATAATGCAAACTAATAAAATATACCTAGGATCTAAGAATGCAAACGAACAACTAGTCTTAGGTAATACTGCTGTAGCACAGCTAGAAGAAATAGTAGATATACTTAAAACATTACTAAACGCTTGTAAACTCGCTGCAAATAGCGGAGGGCCCGTAGCATCACTAAAGGGTGTTGCTGATGCTTTGACAACAAGGTTAAATTCAATAAATCTAAAAGCAATGCTCTCCAACTCTAATTACACTGCATAATGACACCAGAAGAACTAGAAAAACAGAGAGAACAAGAAAGGCAGGATAAGAAAAAACTGCAGCAAAAGCTAGCTCTTCAAAAAATTGCAGCCGGTGCTATAGTTTCTATAGCTACTCAAACTACTGCTTTAGATAAACTAAATGAGAGTATTAATCCAAAAGTAGCAGCTCTCAAAGAGAAAGCAATCACTCAACTAATAAACTTAGCTGGGGACTTAGGAATTAAAGGATTAGAGACAGGGAATCCACAATTGCCTGATTTATGTCCTTCACAACCTATCCTAGACAAGGTAACGATCATAAGAGATGCTCTGCTTGGAGATTTAGAGACGACAGCTAAGTACATCAATTTAATAAATCAGTCATTGACAATTGTCAATAGTTTATTTAACGGTGCTATCAATACAGTAACTGCTATAAACTTAATAAAAACAACCGCTGCAATTGGTGTTAAAGCTGCTCCTGTAGTGCCTGGGTTTGTAACTGCCCTCTTAGCAGATCTAGATGATGTTAGAACCTTATTAACTTTTGACAAAGAAGGTAACCCTAAATTAGTTAAGTTAAAACAAACAGTAGATATTGGAACTAACTATATAGCTACTGCTGCTGGTACGTTAAATATTCTATTAGGCCTTCTACAGGTAATTGATAAAGTTTTAGAAAAATGCGGAAAGCAACTTCCAGCACCTAACGAAGACCTTAATAGTCTAGTATCAGTAATTAAAACAGCAGAAGCATCAAATATTAACGACACATACAAAGGATTTATTTTTGAAGTTGTAGATAAATACTTCAGCCCGACTCTAAATCAGAAGATAGGTCAAGCTAAAAACAAACAAGGGATCGTCCTACTTCAAACCAAACCTTCATTCACTCAAGACCCAAAAGTGTTAATTGAGGAATTAAAATTGATAATTGATAGAGATAATCTAAAAGCTGATTAAGAAATATTTATAAAAGATGGATACCAAATTATTTAAAAAACTCATCAAAGATGCTGTAAAAGAAGCTATTCAAGAAGAATTGAAAGAGATTCTATTGGAAGCAGTTCGTGCCCCTAAGACAATCGTTAAAGAGAGTTATGCCCCTCAAATTCAAACATTAACCAGTGTACCAGTTGCACCCTCTACTAATGCAAGAGAAAAGTATAGAGAGATACTAGGCGGTATGATGGAATCAAGAAACGGAAACATTTCAATGAACTCAAATGACGCTTTGGGTTTCGGAGCTCAACCTGGCTATAGACCACCAGCGAGCGCTAATACAGCCGGAGAAGGTTCTGCACTACCAGCAGGAGAAGTCAACCTCGACCAAATTATGGGACTTATAAGTAAAAAATAATGGCATTTGGAGCTAAAAGAATATACCCTATTGATTTAGCTGTAAGTAAAGCAGTTGGAGTGTCCCTACCTTTTAATGGGAATGCAGTTTTTAAGCCAACATACACAACTAAGGAAGCTATTAAAGCTAACCTTATTAATTTTTTACTAACTGGACAAGGAGAGAAAGTCTTTAACCCAGGTTTCGGAGCAGGTCTACGAAAATTTGTATTTCAGCAAATTTCAACTGAAGGAGTTTCTGAAATTGAAAATTATATATCCTCAGTCATAGCAAAGTATTTTCCCAATATTCAGGGAGTAGCTCAAATTCAAACCGTACCAGATCAAAATACAATTTTTATAACAATAACATATAGTATTTTAAATACAGGAATAAACGATACATTACAAATAAACTTAAATAATGGCTAAGAATAGAGATATAAAATACTTTAATAGAGACTTCGTAGGACTTAACGACCTGCTTACTAGTTTTTCTAAAACATACTTCCCAGACACCTACAATGATTTTTCACCATCATCCCCTGGAGTGATGTTTATGGAAATGTCCGCTTACGTAGGGGATGTTTTATCTTTTTATTTAGATAATCAAATACAAGAAACCTTCTTACAGTATGCAAAACAATCTTCAAGTTTATATAGTCTAGCATATATGTTAGGATATAAGCCTAAAGTAACTAAAGCAGCTACCGTAGATATTGATTTTTACCAACAAATACCCGCTAAATTATCTAGCTCAGTATACATACCGGATTTTGATTATACATTATTATTCAATGAGAATACCCAAGTAAAGCCAGCAAGCGGAAACAATTTTTTCATAATTCAAGACGCAGTTGACTTCTCAACATCAAGCTCTTTTGATCCTACTGAAATAACAGTTTACCAGATTTCCGCTGGTAATCCTCAGTATTATCTATTGAAAAAAACTAGGAAGGGGATCTCTGCTCAAATCGAAACCGGAACATTTTCTTTTGGTGCTCCTGCTGCTTTCTCAACAGTAACTCTTGAAACTGCTGATATAATTCAAATTTTAGATATAACCGACTCTGATGGTAA